TTCTACGATGGGAAGGTTAGACCTTTTAGAGAATTTAATAAAGACCAATAAGAAAAATCCCCGACTTTGCGGGGATTCTTTTTGCGGTTATACTTGGTCTTGTCAGGCACAACCTTGTGGGTAAAAGGACTGTCCTTTGTGAACAGTACCCGTGCGTGACGAGACTTTATACGTTTCGTCTTTTTCATGGTACACTCCTTTAACCTATAGACATATTTATAACTTTGTGTAGTCTTGCAGACTTCATAAGTTTGTGTAATTTCTTCCACATATTTCTTTTCTCCATATACTTTTATTTATACGGATTGTTACAGTTGTGTGACAATAAAGTGACTTATCTGTAACGGAACTTCATTCTCTCTTCGAGTTCTAGGTCTTTAATCCTTTTCTTATGAACTCTTCTGATTGCTTTCAGTTTTGCAGTACGTCTAGTTTCTCTCCTAGTTTCAAAGAATTCTTTCTTCTTCAAATCAAAGAGAATGTTAGACTTCTTGACTTTCCTTTTGAAAATCTTTAATGCAGTTTCTACATCTCCGTTTCTGACAGTGACTTCTCTTGCACCGTCTTTTGGCCACACCTTTGGTTTAGGACGTTGTGGTCTCCTATTAAAGTTACTCTTTCTCATAATTCCTTAGTTAGAGTTAATATTACCAGTCAGAGATACATCCGTAAATCTGACTGAATTTCTTCCCAGTATCCTACCGCAGAATCAACTGCCATAGGTACTAGATACTTTCGTTCACCAACAAAAGTCTGTTCGACTTCTGCAATGACCGATTCTTTTGACTCATGAGAATTGCTTTCCGCAATCTCTTGACATTCAAAAACAAATTGTCCCATCTTAGACATTAAGCTACCTCACTATATGCGGGTTCAACACCCGATTCAATTATTGACTGGACGATTTCAGATGCTTCCCAATTGAAACCACCGATATTCCATTGACATTCTTCAGTAGGAATTCTACCATACTTCCATGCGTAGATAGAGACTTGTTCGTAATACCAATCATCGTATCCGTCACCTTCATCTCTGACCTTAACATTCAGAACCCACTCACAAGATACCTTCTCATATGGGTCTGCGTCTGTGTAAGACGGTGTACCGAAAAGATTGTGAAGTGTGTCGTAAGTAGTGGTTATCTCACCTTGTCTACATGACCCACTCTTATTGAATGACTCATAGACATCATATTCAATCACATTATTCATACTAATTCTCCAATAACTAACATAACAGTTAACATCAATATTGGTTGAATGAAGTCCCAATCCAATAATCCGTGTTTTTTCAATGTTTTCATAATCTCTCCTTTCTTGATTATATTGTTATTATAACAAGAATGGCGCTGTTTGTCAAGCTTTTTCTGAAATTATTTTAGGTATTATCACCGTCACGATATTTGACATCATTCTTATCAAACTGTTTGAGGTGTTTACGAAGTCGTTTATTGTACTGTTTCTTAATAGATTTTACAACACCACTATTCGTTAGATACACGTAGTACTTACGTGACTTTGTGAGTGCATCCCATTCTGCACCACCCTTTAAAGGAATACGTTCCTTTCTCATGACTACCTCTCGTAATGGTCATGTACATGTAATTGAATGATTGCATAGTGTAAGACCTTCATCAAGTCTGCACGATTGAAACCATTTTTGTTCCCATAACGTTGTGCGTACTTCATGATGTTTCCTATACAGAAACCATCACCATGTCCACCATCGATAATAAACTCAGTTGCTTGAAACTTATTCTTCGAGTAGTGTTGTCCATACGTTCCGTCAATGTAATCAGACAATTCTTTGATTGCCTTGTCTTCATTATATTTGTAATCTATTTCCATAATTTCCTCAATTTATCTCTACAGTATATCACCATGATGGCGAAAAGTCAAGCACTTTCTAAATCTTCTACGAAATCCATCAATTGGTCAAAAGCACCGTCTTCTTTCTCAATTTTGATGTGAGACTCAGAAGTCGAAACCAAATAAGGGAATTTAAATGCAAGTGTAAATCTGGGACAGTTTGTCCACATAGCGTGCCAACAATGATGTTGGGGTTCGTCTTGACGACCAAACCTATACCATCTAGCTTGCCATCCTTTCTTATCAGGTTCAGTAATAATCGTATCAGACTTTCTGTCATAATAAGAAAAATATCCGTCACCAGTCTCACTCCATGAAAGAATCAATTGATATGCAGATGCATTCCAATTAGTATGCCATCCTACAAATCCATTGGGTGGATAATAAGATGTCAGGGAGTTTGACCTTGCACCAAATCTCATAGGGAGTTCAGTCTTAGTCCATTTCTTCAATGGTTCAAATATATCAGGTCTTTGTTTAGCACCTTGTGCTACTTGAAAACCAAATCCTCTTTCAGGGAATCCTTGATGAGCATCACCCTTTGCAATCATTTCATGCATGTATTCTTCTTTACAGAAGTTTTCCCAATTTTCAACGGGCATATCTTTCTGTAAATTATCTGACAATTCCGTACAAAGGTCTTTATGTTCTAAGAACATATCCAACGTTTCGTTAAGGGTCTTGAGTAAACCCTTATTACGGATTGTTATCTCACTCATCCCTTAATCCTAATTCAGGAAAGTGAACCATGATGATATCCCAACATTGTTCAGCAATGTCCATATGTTCTTTCTGAGTTCCGTTTGCTCGTCTTAGGTCACAATAATGAATCCAACTACGTAGACTACCCGCCATATACAATGTAGATTCAGTTAAACCTTCAGGTAATAATGCACGTGCTTGTTCTTTTGCAATACCTTTCTCTAACGCTTCTTCATATGCTTTTGTAGAGTATCTTATCATACTTTGTTGTGACATGTTCCACCATTCTTTTAGTGTACTGTCATCTGTCGGAATAGAATTTTGTCTATTGGTTTCGTCCTGTAGACGTGCCTCACGTGTTTCAAAGACCTTTGCTTCAGCATAACGTTGTGAGAATTCTTGGTATGAGAATGAGCGATGTCGAATAATCTGTCTTGCGATATCACGAGTCGTTTTAATTTCCATGGTCATATGCACCATTTCAAATGGTGACCAATGATTTTCTTTCATAAGATACTTCAGTAACTTAGGTGCGGTTTTCTTATTACTTTGATTCGTAGGGTTACTTACTCTAGCTGTATATGCAACCAGTTCACTTGCAGTGTGACAATCCGTACTTGCGGATGGTTTACTCAACGCAATTAAATTTACATTATTCATAATAGTTAATTTTCCTTTGTTTTCCATTTTGTAAATCAACATCTACTTCTAGGTGTTTTATTATTGCTTCAATTTCAGGGTCACTGATATTGATATCTCTGTCTGCACGAATCCATTTGAGAATAGAACGTGTGATAGGCGCTCGACTTTGTTCTACACCCATCAAAAAACCTTCGTCTTCTCCATCCATAAATCCATGTATTTTTCCTAACCAGTATGAACCATACATTAGTACGAGGGTTAGTAGTGGCCATCCATACGATTCCATCATTCCATCCTAAAGTTTTTAAAGTTTTCTTGATTGATTCTCTTACCAGACGAAGTCTTATCAAATAAAGGTTTGTCATCATATCCTTTATCAGGGTCATTCGGAATCATTTCTTCATCGGTATCATCTTCCAGACGCATCTTACTACGGTCAACCTTTATGGTAAATCGATTGTGACGTGTCGGGTCATTGTAACGATTCTTCAACTGTTTAACCATTATCTTACCAAGGTTATTTAGTTCTTCATTAGATATCAATGCAAACATTAAATCAGCAGTTGCGGGTAGACCGAATGACTCAGCAGTATCTTCTAGACCAACATCATCATTACCATAACCCGAACGTGTAGTCTGGGTTGCAGACATGATGGGTACATTGAACTCAACTGCGAGTCCACGTAACTCTTCTGCAATAGACTTGATATAAGAATAAGAGTTGATTGCACCACCCATACCTTTCATACGAGATGATGCACATATGTTCAGGTAATCAATAAAGATAATCTCAGGGACAAAGTTCTTCTTGAGTTTCAACTCATTCAGTAATGCACGGAAGTGTGCCGTGTTTGCCTGTCCAGTAGGATACTCTTTAATAATAAGTTTACCTTGAGTCTTTGCTGCAATCTGTTGAACCTTATCTGTGAACATAGTCTTGGATAGATTCTCTAGTTGGTCAATAGGAACATTCAGTAAGTTTGCATCAATACGTTCTGCAATACGTTCTTCTGCCATTTCCATAGTAATATACAATGCATTGCGTCCTTGACTTAATGCACTGGAAGCGACATGGCACATAAACAGAGACTTACCAACACCAGTGCCAGCAAGTGCAATGTTGAGAGTTTTATTCGGTAAACCGCCTTTAGTAATCTGGTTAAAGTAATCAAGGTCAAAAGGTATCCTCTCTTCTTGTTCATGGTAGAAATCATAACGACCATCTACATTCTCTAGATAATCGTGACCGATATTAGTATCAAACGTAACACCAAGTGCTTTAGACAATACATCGGGTATTGCATTCTTTTGCATTGTTGCATGTTTACCATCGATAATAGAAATAGATTCCATTACCGCATTATAGACCGCACGGTCTTGACACCACTTCTCAGTTCGTGTAATTAACCATTCAAGGTTCTCAGATTCGGGTGTAAAAATATTAGGAAGAAGGTCTATTGCGGAACGATATTGGTCATCCGCAAGAGAGTTCTCTTCATCGATTTCAATCTTGAATGATTCAAGAGTTGGTAGTTTGTTGTATTTTGCTACAAATTTAGTGACTTCTTTGAATAGTCCTTTGTAGACTCCATCAAAGTAATCAGGTGATATGAACGGAAGAACCTTCCGCATGTAGTCATCATTGGTCAGTAGATTCCGCAGTACTGTCTGTTCTAGATTGATATTCATTATATAATTCTTCTAAGTCCTCATGTGTTTCTTCTGTTGCCATAATTTGACCAGAGTCACTATCCTGTGCAACCATAGTTCCCTCTGCGATAGCTGTACCTATTACGCTATTAAGTATTGTACCAACATATGCTTGAAAAGTCAAGTCTTCTGTTGTTAATTCTGGGTCTGGTGAGGATTTGATGGAGAAATCAAATCTAATCTCTCCATCGTCTCCACTATCATCGATTCCTACAAACTTGATTGCACCAAAAGTAATAACCGTTTCAGGATACTCTTCTAGTATTCGGACATCCCATCCATGGGGGTCATCCGAAGGAACAAGTTCATAGTGAATCTTTTCACTGAGCATATTCTCAATATCATTCGACATTTGCTATCTCTTCCATGTCTACTTTTTGTGCGAGTCCAATTGAGTATTGTGACTTGAGGAAGTCTGCGAAGTCGGTATCTGCGAAGACTGGTTTCCAGAATTCTTCTTGAAGGGTGTCCTTCTCTCGAACTCTTGGGTCAACCAATTCACCACTATCCCTATCCACACGACAGTACCAACCATTAGAAGGCTTAGCGACATAACCACCAACGAGAGCGACATCCAAAAGACCGCTGAAACGTTGGACACCACCTTCCCAAGATACTGTGATAGGTATTTTAGATTTCTCTTTAACATAACGTGATTTCTCCACATTAATGATAAACCTGTAACCTTTTATCTCAGTTCCTTGTTTATCTTGTTGTCTTCCCAGAATCCAGATGTTATCTGCACTGTAGTATATACCAGTACCACCACCTACGATGTCTTTAGGGAATAGTCCAATTTCTTTATATGTGTGGTTGACGGCAAGCATAGGGATATTCTTCATGGTCAGATATGGAGTACACATCCTAAAGAGACCCTTCAATGCTTTAGCACGGGACATATCTGCCACCGACTTCTCGTTGATTGCATCCTCTAACTCTTTTTTGGATGCGAGATTACCAATTGAATCGATAACGATTATTACGTCATCTTTTCTATCGATTGATTCAAGTTGACCAATTAAGTCAAACTTGAGTTCCTCGACATTGGCGATGGGTGTATGTAACACCCGTGAGGTATCAATTCCGAATTGCTCAAAGTAAGATTGGGGACTACCAAACTCACTATCGTAAAAGAGCATTACTGCGTCCTTCTTTGCCTTCATATATGCACTTGCCATTAGCAATGCAAATGAAGTTTTGAAGTGCTTACTCGGGCCTGCTAGTACCGTTAAGCCAGGCGTGATACCACCGTCAATACTTCCACTCAACGCAACGTTCACCATTGGAACATCGGTTGGCACCATATCTGTTTCTGTAAAAAATTTACTCTCCGACAGTATCGCTGTCGTTTTTATCTTGCTGTTCTTCTTCAGCTTGTCCATCATACTTGACATTATTTTCTTCCTCACGTTTATCTAATTCGTAACCATTACGAAATTCATTGTTTATACTAACACACTTATCAATTAAAGTCAAGCTAGGGTCGAATAAAGTAAATGCTTTTGTATCCTTGGGGAAACACGCACCACCGAATCCACGTTTACCATCATAGCCAGGCACACGGGTGTGACCAACACCAATCCTTTTGTCCTTACCGATTGCATTTGCAATAGTAGGGAAATTACAACCAAATCCAATTGCAGAATCATATAATTGATTAAAGAATGTTACTTTAGTTGCAAGGAATGAGTTCACTCCATACTTAATGAATGCAGCTTCTGGTGCAGAACAGAACAAATATTCTGTTGCAGTACATAGACTGTACACATCATACAACTGTGCAAGACCTTGACATGCGTCAGGGTGACCACCAATAACATGATACTCTGCATTTACAAACTGTTCTTTTGCATTTGATTCTGTCAGGAACTCAGGGTTGATAGTCAAACGTTTGATGTCATCTTCAAAGATTGAAGAATATAAACGGTCAACAATATCTGGAGTGATTGTTGATTTGACAACAACACCACCTTCTGTATGTTCCAATAGTTTTAATACTGCATCTTCTACAATGGACGCATCAACAAACCCATCATCCGACATTGGAGTTGGAGCGCAAATAAACGACACATGTGGTTGCCAATCAACCAAGTCATCAATCGTTGTATTGTGTTTTGGGTCAACATAATACATATCAATTTCAGGATGGGTAAACGCATAGTCTACTGCACCCCCTACAAAACCATGACCAACAATACCAATTTTTAGTCTTGTCTGCACCTGTTGAGGTGAACCGTCAGGATTTAGATTTCTTAAACCATCATCTTTCATTAATTTACTCCGTAATAATCTTTGTACCATCTAATAAATGCCTCAACACCTACTTCAATGTTTACTCTGGGTTTATATCCTAGTTCTCTTAGTTTCGCAGTATTACTCCAAGTCTCTAGAGTATCTGCGGGGTGTCGAGGTGCGAGAACTACATCAACATCTCTACCCAGTTCTTTACTTATACAATCAATAAAATGCATAAGTTCTACTTGTTTACCTCTACCTATGTTGAAGATTTCTCCAGACGGTAGGTCAGCAAATAGTGTTAATTTAATACCTTCGATAATGTCACCAACATAGGTGAAGTCTCTTTTCATATTACCATAGTTATATGCTTCAATAGAATCACCCGCAACAATCGAATCTGCAAACTGATATAATGCCATGTCAGGTCTACCCCAAGGGCCGTATACAGTAAAGAACCTTAGTCCTATATTGTTTAGTCCAGAGATTTTAAACTGACATTCATTACAATACTTTGTATATGCATATGGATTCAACTGGTGACC